GAAGATGAGTATGCATACGGTTATGATGATGAATATGAAGAAGATGAAGACTACTATAATGAAGAAGGATTAAACGAAGAAGATATGGGTAAAAGAAGAGAAGCTGTCAAACTTATTAGAAAAACTTTAAAAGACGAAGGAGGAGCAGCAGGATTAGAGCCATTAGTAAAAGCGGTAAAAGGATTAGGCTTTAACAAAGAAGAGTTATTAAAATTATTAAGAAAAACTGTTAAAGTAGAAAAACATAAACATGGAGATTATATTTTAACTCCTATAAATGAAAAAACTTTAACTGAAGATTTAGATGTTGGTCATCAAGACAATGAACCGGCAATGGTGAAAAAGCAACTATATAATATTATAAGAAATGCTAAAAACTTATACGATAAATTAGGTAAGTATGAAACTGGACAAGAGGTTGATTTTCCTTCTTGGTGGCAAAGTAAAATTACCAAATCACAATCTTACTTATCAGGAGCTTTCAATTATTTAGATAGTGAAGAAGCAATAGGTGAAGCAAGCGATAATAGAGCTAATGTTTCTATTTCTGGTATGAACAGGTCTGTTAATGAAGGAGACTTTGCATATATAAAAGATGAAGATTATAAAACTATGAAAGATTTACTTCAATTTATTGATGATCATGCTGACGACTATTCAGTAAATCCTATAATGAAACCTGCTGTTGAATTTCTAAATAGACTACTGAGAGAAGATACAACGTTAAATGAAATGTTGAGACATAGTGTTATAGCAAAACATGATGGTTATCAATTAGTAAAAAAATCTAATACCCCTGAGTTAACAATAGCTAAAGATGGTAAATCAGTTGGTAATTTTAAAACCTCAGGAAACGATAAGAAAGATATTAATCAATTCGAAAAAATGGTTAAAAGCGGTAAATTAAAACAAGAAGGTAAGTACAAATCTGACGCTCAAAGAAAAGCAATATATGCAGCAAAAGCTGAAAAAGAAAAAAAATAATATGCATAAATTAGAAAAGTTAATATTAGAGTCTTATGTAAGTGTTCTTCAAGAGCAAGAAAGGTCAACTATCAAACTTAAAGATGTAAGCCCAAAAGTAAGACAAGCTTTAGAAGATAGATATGGTAAATCTATAGATCCTGATAGAGATTTCCTTGATAGTGAAATGGAAACTTATTATTTTACAAATAAAATAGATAAAGAAACAGGATCAGTTGGACATAAAGTTATTAATTTACCATCATTTAAAGAATTGTATTTCGGATACTCAGATATTATCGATGATATAAAGGTACTAATGGGTAATAAAGAAGTACAAACAGATCCAAAAGCTAGAGAATTATTTGAATTAATAAAAACTAATTTTAGAAAAATTCAAAGTTATTTAAGAAACAACAGACCGGATCAGTATGCTATGATGAAAGCTACAAGAGCGTTAGAAGAAGCTGTTGAAGAATTGAAAACTAATTATAATGATCCCGTTTTAGTAAAAGCAAGAGCAGCTAAAATGCGTGCTGATAAGTTAAAAAAAGCAGATAGTATAGATAATATTACGAGAGCTCATCCAAAATCAAATAAAAAATCTCTTGAAGATTTAAAAAAATTAGGTTTCTTAAGAAAGGAAAGAGATCAACTGATGCGTGATATGGAACAAGAAGCTGAACCAGAAGGAGGGCCAATAGCTGATATGTACGGTAAAAAATTAAACCGTATAGATAATGCTATAGCTAAACTATCAGGAAGGGAAACAATGACTTATGATCAAGCAATATCTGAAAATACTTATATTAACGAAGGTGATTTGAAAAAAGTTTTAAGTGATAATAGAGATCAAATTGAATTAGACTTTGGACCTAGAACTTTTAAAATGTTAAGAGTTGAATTACTAATAGGTAATGAATCATATGTAGAAAACTGGTTAGTGAAAAACGGGTATATGAAAAAAGAAGAAATGCCTTTCGAAAATATCA